AGAAGCCCGAAGGCGAACAGCCTGCGGTCAAGCCCGAGGACGAGCTTCCCGAGTGGGCGCGCAAGGAGCTGACCAAGGCTCGCGGCGAAGCGGCCAACTACCGCGTGAAGCTGCGGGAGGCCGAGACGTCCCTCCAGAACGCGAAGACCCCCGAGGAGTTCGAGGCCGCAAGGTCCGAGCTCTCGACCCGGATCGCCGAGCTGGAGTCGTCTCTCCTGCGGTCGAACGTTGCTCGCAAGTTCGAGCTTCCTGACGAGCTCGCTGCCCGACTCAACGGTGCCACCGAGGCCGAGCTGGAAGCGGACGCCAAGTCCCTTCTGAAGTTCGTGGTCCCGGCTGCACCCGAGTCCCTGGGTGGCGGTCTCACGCCGTCTGACGACGGAGACGACGAGATGGACCCGCGCAAGCTCGCGCGGCGCACACGACGTCGCTGACGCACTCCCTCACCTACCCAACCCCCAGGCCCTGGTCGACGTGACCGGGGCCTTCGTCTACCTGGAGGTAATCACCAGTGGCTGAACACCAGATCGTCAAGCCCGAGAAGCTGGCCGCGACTGCGGTCGGGATGCTGGAGCAGGAGCTCGTCATCCCCAACCTGTTCCAGAAGGAATCGGTCGACCAGTTCAAGGGTGCCGACAACGACACCCTGAGCGTCAAGGTCGAGGGCGTCCTGCCGTTCCACGACTACGCCTTCCGCAACGACCGCTCCTCGCCCATCGTCTTCGATGAGTACAAGGAGCGGAAGATCGCTGTCACCTTCGGTGGCAACGTCTACTCCGCCGTGAAGGTCACCGACGAGCAGAACGACTTCGACCTGGACGACTGGGGCAAGCTGCTCCGTCCGCAGGTCAAGGCCGTCGCTCGCGGTCTGTCGCGTCGGGCGGTCAACACCCTGACCGGCCAGACCTACAACGTCACCATCGGCAACGCCGAGCAGAACCTGCGTGGTGCGATCATCGAGGCGCGTCGCGTCCTCAACGCCTTCAACGTCCCGGACGGTCAGCGTTACCTGCTCGTTGGTACCGACTTCGAGTCGGCCCTGCTCAACGACGAGAAGCTGAACCTCGCCCAGAACGTCGGCGACTCCGAGGCCGAGAGCGCCCTGCTCACCGCGACCATCACGAACCGCTTCGGTTTCAAGATCGTGGTCGACCAGACCATCCCGGCTGACGCCGCGTACGCCTTCGCTGGCTCCGCGTTCATCTTCCTCTCCGGTGCGCCGAGCGTTCCGCAGTCCGTGCCCTACGGTGCGACGACCTCCTTCGAGAGCATCGCGCTCCGCTGGGTCCGCGACTACGACCCGCTCTACATGCAGGACCGCTCCGTCGTGAACACCTACGCGGGCTTCCGCTCGGTGACCGACGTCCTGGTCGGCTGGGACCAGGCCAACAACCGCGAGCTGGTCTCCGTGGGCGAGCACTTCGTCCGTGGCATCAAGCTCTCCCTGAACGGTTCCTCGGACTACCCGGCTGCGAGCTCCGAGCTCGCGCAGATCACGGGTGTCTCTGACGCTCGCGTCTGGACCCCGGCTGGCATGAAGGCCGAGACGGACCCGGCGAACGCCTGATCCCGCTGAGTGAGGGGGCTGGCTCTACGGAGCTGGCCCCCTCGCTCGTCCTCGCAGTAAGGAGACGCTGATGGCTTACGCCACCCTGGAGGACCTGAAGGCTCGCCTCGATTGGGAGCTGGACGAGGACGAGGCGCGGATCGCAGGCGGTGCCCTGGAAGACGCTTCGGACCTCGCTGCCCACTACGGGCGCAACTGGGCCGAAGACGCTGCACCCCGCCTGGTTCGGACCCTGGTCCTGAAGGCCACCTCGCGGTACATGAAGAACCCGGACGGCTACACGCAGTCCCGTGCTGGCGACGAGACGCTGGCCTGGAACGACAAGGCTGGCGAGAACGCTGGCACCGTCTACTTCTCGGACGAGGAGATCAAGCTCCTCGCCGCTCTCGGCGGTCGCAAGCCCGGCATCGTGTCGGTCCCGATCGTCGCCTACGGCAGCAAGATCCGGCGCGGAGACCTTGGTCGCGTCCCGGTCGACTACGACGGCAAGAGCTTCCCGCTCTACGACGACCCGGTGAGTCCCTGGTGAGCATGCAGCGTAGGCGCGGCCAGACGGCGCGCATCTGGAAGACCAAGGTCGAGACCGACCGGCGTGGCAACGACATCGTTCGTGCGACAGCTGACGGTCCCCATGAGGTTCGAGCCGCGTTCATCCCGCAGCGATCGGCCAAGGCTGAGGTTCCCGGTCAGCAGCTCATCAACATCACCCGGATGATCGTCGCCGCCGACCTCGAAGACGTGAATCTCTGGTCGCGCGTCGAAGTCCATGGCAAGCAGTGGGACATCGTCTCCCCGCCTGCCTACCACCACGGACCCCGGAAGTCGCGGCACTGGTCGATCGACATCCGAGAGAGGACGTGACGTGGCAGAGATCTTCGACAAGGTCGGCGGCAAGAAGCTGGAGAAGTTCCTCGGCAAGAACGATGGCGTTCAGTTCGCCCTCGACAACTACACCTTCGAGATCGCGGTCCGTGCAGAAGGGCTCCTTCAGGAGCACCAGGACTACGACGATTCGCCTGACGCTCACTCGTTCATCGAGGTTGATCGCGGCGACGTCGACAGGTACGTGGTGCTCAACGACGACCGTGGCCAGAAGGCCGCGATGTCCATCGAGTACGGGCGTGCCGCTGGCGAGAAGGAAGTCAAGGACAAGCACGGCGACAAGGTCACCATCAAGTGGGGCGCGAGCGACGGGCTCTACATCCTGGCCCGCGCGTCGAACCTTCCCAAGAAGCGGAAGGGCAAGGTGCACCTCGACTGATGGCCGGACTGCCTGACCACATCAAGGGAATGGCGGAGATGAGCCCGGTCGAGGATCTGCTCCTCGCGATCCTCCGGGACGGCTTGCCTGGCATCCAGGTCAAGTCGCTCATCGCTGCCCATCAGACCTTCCCCCTCGTACTGATCCGCCGAACCCCGACCTTCGGGTTGTGGAACGGCGACACACGCTTCACCGACTCGGCGCAGATCGCAGTTCATACGTTCTGCGAAGACCCGGACGGTGACGAGGACGCGGCGATCCTCTCCGAGGCCGTGCGCGTAGTCCTTCGCGATGCCTGGCTCAGCCAGAAGGTCGTGCCGGGACGAGGCCACTTCACCAAGGTCGAGCTCACCTCAGCTCCTCGGCGAGTCACTGACTGGGCAACGTCCTCCGGGCCTGTCCAGTACGCCGACTTGCCTACGGGCGTGTGGCGCTACGAGTCGATCTACCAGATCGACATCCGCAAGCCGCGCTCCCGCCCATTCCCCATTCCCACCCCCTGAGTAAGGAGACGCCTCCGTGGCTCTGAACGACGACGCAACTCTCGTCATTGGTAGTGGTAACTACCTGACCGCCCCTGTCGACACCGACATTCCCGGTGACCTTCTGTCCCCGAACGCCCCGTGGGCGACCGTTGGCCACACCTCGCTGGAGGACATCTTCAGCATCTCGTCCGAGGGTGGCGAGGCCACCACGATCGGCACGCTCCAGAACAAGTCCCTCCGGACCAAGTACAGCGCGCGCACCGAGACGATGACCTTCACCCTCCAGCAGTTCGATGAGGCTGGCCTGAAGCTCTACTACGGCGCGAACGCCCCGATCCTGCCGGACGGCAGCGTCGGTGTTCCGACCGAGCCCGAGCCGACCGTGGTCGCGTTCCTCGCCATCTTCGTGGACGGCGACAACCACTTCGCCTTCTACGCCCCGAAGGCCGAGGTCTACCGCGCTGACGACCTGGCCCTGGCGGACACCGAGTCCCTGGCTGGCCTGCCCCTCGGCGTCAAGCCGATGGCGTCCGGGAACAACACCTGGACCTACTCGGTCACCCCGCTGGGCGCTGTCCCGGCTCCGTGATCTGAGGATCACAACAACTCCCCCGGTGTGTAAGTGAGTGCGGACCCGCTTGCACACCGGGGGCTCCCCTCGGGGAGTTCTGCTTCACCAGGTCCGCGCCCCTTCCCGCAAGTCCATCCAACACAGGAGGTCCGCAACCCCATGTCCAGCTTCTCTCTCGATGACATCCGTTCTGCCGCTGAGGCCAAGTACGGTTCCACTGACATCACCTTCGGCAACGACGTCTGCCGACTGCTCAACCCGCTTCGCCTCCCGAAGGAGAAGCGTGCGGAGCTGACGAACATCCAGAGCAAGCTCGACGGCGACGACGTCGACCAGGAGCAGGTGCTCGCTGACGCGATCAAGCTGGTCGCCGAGAGCGAGAAGGCGGCTGACAAGCTGCTCGCCCTGGTCGGCTCGGACCTCGCTGTGCTGGCCCAGATCTTCGAGAACTACGGGAAGGGCACCCAGGCGGGGGAAGCCTGAGCCTCGCCCGGCTCGTAGACGACTACGGCGAAGGGCTCTACCCCGACCTGCTACTTCACTACGGCGTCAATCTCGCCGATGTGGTAGCGGGTCGGGGTCCTTCCCCATCTCTCGTACTCCTGTTGGTGCAGAGGCTCCCTGACACTTCGCTCACGATGGCCCTCGCGCAGGGCGGACGCGAGCACTTCGGCTGGGGCGTAGACCGCCACATGACAGCCGACCTGTACGACGCGCTCAACCAGAACACCCGAGCGACGGGGCAGTGGGGCAAGAAGGGCGCACCCAAGATCCCCGAGTACCCGCGCCCGAAGACCAAGCCCAAGAAGGCGAAGGCCGAGAAGAAGTTCACCTCGGTCGCCGACCTCTACAAGAAGTTCTCACCCCGGAGGTAACCCCACATGGCCAGTCCCGGAGGACAGGAGATCGGGCGCGTCTCGATCAAGGTGCTCCCTGACACCTCAGACTTCAAGGAAGCTGCGAAGCGGGATCTGGAGAAGATCGAGAAGCAGCTTCGCATCGAGGCCAAGATCGGGGCGGACACCTCCGAGCTGGTCAATGAGGCCAAGGCTGCCCGGCGCAAGGCCGAGGCGGCACTGAAGGACATCACGGTCCGCGTGGACCTGGAGGATCAGAGCTCGCTCCAGCGGGCGATCAAGCAGGTTCAGGCTCAGTTGAAGCGACTGGACGAGACCGAGATCTCGGTCGGCGTCAACCGCAGCGACCTCAATGCTGCGATGGATCTGCTCGGCGAACAGCTCGACAAGGTCTCCACCCTCGACCTGAAGGTGGACCGTGGCTCGATGTCGTCGGTGCAGAAGGCCATCGCCGCGATCGACGCACAGATCTCCGACATGGACGAGATCGACCTGAAGGTCAACCTCGACCGTGACTCGCTCAACGCTGCGCGGCAGAGCCTCGCGGACGTGATGCAGCGCGAGCAGGACATCAAGCTGGCGTTCGACAACGCCGACTTCGCCAAGCTCCAG